CCGCTCACAGGAAAAGTGCTGCCAGTTTTGCAGGACAAAAAGAACCACGTTATTGATGCGCTGCGGTACGCGTGCGAAGGCGTGAGAAGATCGCAGCCGTCTAAAGTGACAAATTTCACGCCGTTGCCAGTAATGAACAAATGGTGAGACAATAGGACAATATAAGGAATGCCATGTCCAGAACGCCCAAAGAACAGCAACTAGCCAATCTGCACGCCGAGGCGCTTGCCGAGTTCGACAATATCCAGTCGGCGCTTAGGGATGAGCGCTTACAGTGCTTGCAGGATCGCCGCTTTTACAGCCTGGCTGGTAGCCAATGGGAAGGTCCGCTCGCCGACGTATACGAGAACAAGCCTAAGTTTGAGGTGAATAAAATTCACCTAGCGGTAATTCGTATCATTAATGAATACCGAAACAATCGAATCACCGTTGATTTCGTAAGCAAAGATGGCGAGTCTCGCGATAAATTGGCGGACACATTAGACGGCCTGTACCGCGCCGACGAACAGGATAGCGTTGCCAATGAGGCATACGACAACGCTTTTGAGGAATCAGTTGGTGGAGGTTTTGGCGCATGGCGGTTGCGCACGGTCTACGAAGATGACGAAGATCCAGAAGATGACCGACAGAGAATCAAAATTGAGCCTATTTTCGATGCCGATTCGTCGGTGTTCTTTGACCTAGAGGCAAAGCGCCAAGACAAGGCAGACGCAAGGCGCTGCTTTGTCATCACTGCAATGACGCGCGAGGCGTACAAAGACGCATGGGGCGACGATCCAACAAGCTGGCCAAAAGTGATTCACCAATATGAATTTGATTGGTGCACGCCGGACGTTGTATACGTTGCTGAGTATTACCGTGTCGAAGAGAAAAGCGAAATCGTGCGCATCTATCGCACGATTGCAGGCGATGAGGAACGCTATACGCAGGCCGACTTTGATAATGACGAAAACCTAGAGGAGACATTGCGAGCCATTGGTTCTGTCGAGGTTCGTCGTAAGAAGTTCAAAACCAAGCGCGTTCATAAATACATCATGAGCGGCGGGCGCATTCTTGAAGATGCAGGCTACATCGCAGGCAAGTGCATTCCTATTATTCCGGTCTACGGCAAGCGCTGGTTCGTTGATAACGTAGAGCGCTGCATGGGGCATGTGCGATTGGCTAAAGATGCGCAGCGCCTCAAGAACATGCAACTCTCCAAACTCGGAGAGATCAGCGCATTGTCATCCGTTGAGAAGCCCATTCTCACCCCTGAGCAGGTTGCAGGACATCAAGTAATGTGGGCCGAGGACAATCTCAGGGATTATCCTTATTTGCTAGTCAACCCGATTACAGATCAGAACGGCAACCAATCAATTAGCGGGCCGGTAGCGTACACAAGAGCGCCTAACGTGCCGCCTGCAATGGCTGCATTGCTACAAGTCACCGAGCAGGACATGCAGGAGATTTTAGGCAGTGCGCAGCAGGCCGATAAAATGGTGAGCAACATCTCCGGCAAAGCCGTTGAGATGATCCAGCAGCGCCTCGATATGCAGACGTTTATCTATATGTCGAATTTTGCCAAGGGCATGAAGCGTTGCGGCGAGGTCTGGCTCTCAATGGCGAAAGACATCTACACCGAAGAACGGCGCAAGATGAAGGCGATCAATGCAGGGAACGAGGTTCAATCTGTTGAATTGATGAAGCCCGCCATTGACGAGGAAACGGGCGCAGTCGTATTAGAAAACGATTTAAGCAATGCCAAGTTTGACGTGAATGTTGAAGTCGGACCTTCGTCCAGCAGCAAGCGATCATCAACTGTGCGCGCGCTTACCGGCATGATGGCAATTAGCGACGATCCAGAGACAAAACAGGTTCTTCAGGCAATGGCAATGATGAACATGGAGGGCGAAGGCATTAGCGACGTGCGCGACTTCTTCCGCAAGAAGCTGGTTCGCATGGGCGTTGTTGAGCCTACAGAGAAAGAAGCTGAAGAACTGGCAGCCATGATGCAAGGCCAGCAGCCAGATCCGCAATCTATGTATCTGATGAGCGCTGCGCAAGAAGCTGAAGCAAAAGCGGCACAGGCTCGCGCCAATACGGTTAAGACGGTTGCTGATGCAGAACTATCACGCGCCCGCACTGTAGAGGTGCTGTCTAAAGTGGATATGGATTCTCAAGACCACGCCCTCAACATGGCGCGCGAGATTGGCGGAGATGTCCAAAGCCAGGCTCAGCCAATGCAATAATTTATGCGGTATCCACCCGCCGCTTCAATGGGTGAGTTTAATGGGGTCAGTGATGGGCAAAACGGCAGAAGCAGGAGATCAGATCGAAGTCGAAGGCATCAAGGAAATTGCAGAAGATGAAGTCCAAATTGAGCAGCCAAGTGATGAGGCATTCACTGCTGCGCAGGAGGGCGAATCAGAAGGCGATCTAACTCAAGATGATGAAGACGAAGTTTTGGTTTCCATAGGTGAGGAATCGCCACCTCAAACAGAAGAACCTCGTGCACCTGAATGGGTTCGCGAGTTGCGTAAACAGAACCGCGAAAAGGAGCGCCGCATTCGAGAGCTTGAAGCTAAGTTGCAAACCACGACACAAACTGAGAACAAGCCGGTTGTGTTAGGGGCGAAACCAAAGCTAGAAGATCACGACTACGACACCGACAAATTCGAAACTGCTTTGTCTGATTGGTACGAGCGAAAGCGCGCCACCGATCAGGAGGCAGAAAAGGCCCGTCAAGCAGAGCAGGCACAACGCGACGCTTGGCAATCTAGGCTTGATTCCTACGGCAAGGCGCGAGCCGAGCTAAAGGTTCGAGACTTTGAGGACGCTGAGTCTACGGTTCAAGAACTTTTTGACGTGACACAGCAAGGGATCGTGGTTCAAGGTGCTGAAAATCCGGCACTGGTAATTTACGCACTTGGCAAAAATCCAAAGAAGGCAAAGGAGATCGCCGACATCAAAGACCCCGTAAAGTTCGCCTTTACGGTAGCGAAACTGGAGAGAGAATTGAAAGTGACGAACCGTAAAGCGGCACCACCTCCCGAACGCACGGTACAGGGCACAGGCCGCGTGTCTGGGTCGGTTGACTCAACTCTTGAACGACTGCGCACAGAGGCCGAAAAAACGGGCGACATGACGAAGGTTATGGCGTACAAACGGCAGCTACGCGCAAAACAAACTTAACTTAGGAGTTTTTTATTATGGCAAATGCATTTAACAAAGAAGAACGCGTAGCGTTTGAGAACATCCTAGAGGGCTTTCAAGACGCTCTCGTTCTATCCCGTAATGTGTCGGTCTATAACACCGATCAAACCATGATGGAGCGCACTAACGACGTTATCTGGCGTCCTATGCCGTATATCGCGCAGTCGTTTGACGGCACCGACATGACGTCCAACTTCAAGGATTTCACGCAGCTTGCTGTTCCTTCGACCATCGGCTTCAGCAAGTCCGTGCCATGGACCTTGACAGCCAAAGAGCTTCGGGATTCTCTGCAAGAGGGCCGTCTTGGCGATTCTGCCAAACAAAAACTTGCCAGCGATATCAACGTCGCAGTGATGAATGTCGCCGCACAGCAGGGCACAATGGTGGTTAAGCGCACCGCCGCTGCATCCGGCTTCGACGATGTTGCTCAAGCCGAAGCGATCATGAACGAGCAAGGCGTTCAGTCTTTTGATCGTTACTTGGCACTCTCGACCCGCGACTATAACGGCATGGCGAACAACCTGGCAGGCCGTCAGACTCTGAGCGGCAAGCCACTTACCGCGTACGAGAAGGCATATGTCGGCATGGTTGCATCGTTCGACACCTACAAACTTGACTACGCAAACCGCCTGACCGCTGCTGCTGGAACGACTGTTACCGTAAATGGCGCAAATCAGTATTTCACCCCGCGCGCAACTTCGACGGCAGGCACTGGCGAAACTCAGAACGTTGATAATCGTTATCAAAACCTCACCATTGCAGTTGGTGGCGGCACGGTAAAAGTCGGCGATTGCTTCACTATCGCTGGCGTCAACGCTGTTCACCACATCACCAAGCAGGACACCGGACAGCTAAAAACTTTCCGTATCACTGCAATCGTGACTGGTGCGGGCGGCTCTGGTGTTGTAACGATTTCCCCGCCGATCATCTCCGGCGGCGGCGCTACCGATGCAGAACTACAGTACAAGAACGTGACTGCCACTCCGGCAAACGGCGCGGCAATCACTTTCCTGAATACCGTGTCCGCCAACATTAACCCGTTCTGGCAAAAAGACTCTTTGGAAATTCTGCCGGGCCGTTATGCTGTTCCTGCCGATGCTGGCGCGGCTGTGATGCGTGCATCTACTGACCAAGGCATTGAGTTGGTCATGCAGAAACAGTACGACATCAACACCATGAAGACCAAGTACCGCCTCGATACTCTGTTCGGCGTGGTAAACAAGCAACCCGAGATGAGCGGGATTATTCTGTTTAGTCAGACGTAGTAACGAAGTGAGGAGGGGAAACCCTCCTCATTTTTTGTTGAGGGGATCAGCGTGCCATTGAAAAAAGGTTATTCTAAAAAGACGATCTCAGCTAACATTAGCAAAGAGATGAAAAGCGGAATGCCGCAAAAGCAGGCCGTTGCGATTGCGTTAAACACCGCTCGCAGCGCTGCAATGAAGGCCGGGAAGCCAAGCAAAGCACCGGCAAAGAAAGGTAAGAAATGAAGTCACCAACAATGCTCTACAAGCACCCAGGGCCACATGATATTCACGGCTCTAAGTTTGATTTTATAATTGTTGATGAATGCGATATTTCGCAGGCGATTAAGGATGGCTGGAGCTTGACCACAGACGAAGCCAAAAGCGCTATTTCTAAAGTTTCAGACGATACGGACGAAGCTAAAGAAAAAATCAAGCAAAAGGCAGAGAGCCTCGGGATTAAAGTAGACAAGCGCTGGAGCTTTGAAACTTTGCTTGAGAAAATCAAACAAGCAGACGATATCGAATGAAAACGACTCTTCAAGCATTGTTTGATCCAATTCTCGGAGGCTTTAGACATGGGGTATAGCAAACGTCAGTTTGTGTCGGCGGCATTTGAAGAAATAGGGCTTGCCTCATATGCGTTCGACCTTCAGCCGCAACAATCGGAGTCTGCATTGCGCAGGCTTGATGCAATGCTTGCATCATGGAATGCACTTGGCATTCGCTTAGGCTATCCGCTGCCTTCTAGTCCGGAGTTTAGTGATATTGATGCAGAGTCCGAGGTGCCAGACAGCGCCAACGAAGCGATTATCACGAATTTAGCGGTTAAGCTGGCCCCGAGCTACGGCAAACAAGTTATGCCAGAAACTAAGGCAACAGCGCGAGAAACTTATAATACGCTGATCTCTCAAGCAGTTTTGCCGATGGAGCAGCAATTGCCAGTCACAATGCCAGCAGGCGCAGGTAATAAACCTTGGCGCGTGTATGACAACCCATTCTTGCGTCCGCCGGTTGACCCTATCCTGGCTGGCCAAGATGGGCAAATTGAGTTTAATTAAGGGAATTTTCAATGCCAACAATTAACCAGCTTCCGCTGCTTTCGCAGGCATCTCCCGGCGATCAAGTGCCGGTCTATAGTCAGAATAGTGGCGATGCTCGACGGCTTCCGATATCTGCTTTGCTTTCATATTTTCAGCAAACATTCGCAAGCCCGACGTTGGCGACAAACGTATACACGCCCGGAACTGGCTTTAATATTTCCGTCCCCACTCCATCGGCATCGCAGCAGTGGATGCTGATTCAACCAGTCGGAACGCTTGCCGCTGGCACTGTAACGTTGCCGCTTAATACGCAAACTCCAGACGGAACGGAAGTTCTGATTACTACTACGCAGCAAATCACAACATTTACTCTATCGCCTAATGGCGCGGCAAATGTTTATGGTGAGCCGAGCACGCTATCCGCTGAGGATTTTTTCCGAGTGCGCTTTGTGCAATCCACAAATTCCTGGTATCGCATTTCTTAATATTCAAAGGATTTAAAAATGTCAATTGATGCAACATTTAACCCAGCATACACAAAAGGCATTACTGTCGCCCCAACTAGTGTCTCTGCTGCATCCACTATTGGCGATGGTTCAAAATCGCTATGTCTGACAAATTTAGGATCATTCGTTGTTTATGTTCGAGCGGGAACTTCTGGAGTTGTTGCCACTCAGGCTGATTATCCTGTACTGCCGCTCACTCAAGTTTCTATAAGCAAGTCTCAGGACAAAACTCATGTTGCATATGTAACTGCATCCGGCACAGGATCGCTGCATATTATTGCCGGTGAAGGGTTCTGATAATGTATAGGAATAGGGTCAGGAGCAGAGCTAGAGCACTGAGTATTTTTAGCGACTCAGCTATTAATCTCAACTTTATTCCAATTGCTGGAACATCTCCGTCTCTAGATCCTCGCATTACATTTACTAGATCCACAACGGGCACATACACTAACAGCGCGGGGGTCATATCCAGTGCTGCAATCAACGCACCGAGGTTTGACTACGACCCTGTAACTCTGGAACCCAAGGGGCTGCTGATTGAGGAGCAGAGGACGAATAACGTCTTGCGCAGTCAAGATTTTAGTTCCGCGTGGGCTGTTTCAACTTGCACTCTGACCGCAGCGTCAGGGGTTGCTCCTGATGGAACCAATACCGCAGGAAAACTTGCGATGAATAACGGCAGCACCCCAGCCAGCTCTAGGGCGGCATATCAAACCATATCTGGTATTACAGGCTTCAATACAGTAAGTATTTTTGCCAAGTCCGTGGAATTTAACAGATTACGTATTTCAGTTCTTTCTGCTGCAAACACTACGCTTCCTGGCCCAGACTTCACATTAAGTGGCAATGGAACTGTCGGCGCATTAAGCAACGCCACATCAGCATCCATTACGCCTGTCGGTAACGGCTGGTATAGATGCGTGGCTACATTTGACTTTTTGACAGGCGCTACGGCAGCACGGGCTTACTATGCCTCTATTCAAGCGACGGGCGACGGCACATCAGGAATTCTGATCTGGGGTGCCCAACTGGAAACCGGAGTATTCCCAACCAGCTACATCCCCACAGCCGGAGCCGCAGCTACTCGCACAGCCGATCTTGCAAGTGTCACTGGGACCAACTTCTCTAGCTGGTATAACCAGACTGAGGGGACGATCTACCTAGAAGCACAATGCTTGGCAGCTATTGCGGCTCAAACTTATCTGGCAATTGATAATGGAACATCCAATAATCTAATAACTGTCAGAACAAGTCCGTCTAGCGCAACATTTGAGAGAGCCCAAATTGTTGATGGTGGTGTTACGCAGGTCACACTAGAAGCAGGTGGGTATACAGCAACATCAATAAATAATTTTGGATTCGCATACAAAGTAAACGATTTTGCTCGGTCAATTAACGGTTCTTCTGTTTTAACAGACACCTCTGGAACAGTGCCAACTGTAAATCAACTGTTCATTGGTTCAGAACGAGGGCAATATTTTGTTAACGGCCACATTTGCCGCATCGTCTATTACCCAACACGTTTGAGCAACGAAAAACTTCGTGCTTTGACGTCATGATTTATTATGCACTGCATAACCAACTTGAATAACTTGAGGTGGTTGTTATGAATTTGGTGAGAGGCTAGACATAAAAAATGAAACAAGACTCACGTTTAAAACGTGTCGGCGTAGAGGGCTATAACCAACCTAAGCGCACGCCTACGCACCCGACGAAATCGCACGTTGTTGTCGCTAAGTCTGGCGATCAGATCAAAACGATTAGGTTTGGCCAGCAAGGCATTGCAGGATCTCCAAAGCGCGAGGGCGAAAGTGCAGCGGATAAGGCGCGACGAGAATCATTCAAGGCTCGCCACTCTGGCAACATCGCCAAGGGCAAGATGAGCGCCGCGTATTGGGCCGATAAAGTGAAGTGGTGACTATGCAAATTCAGATACTAAACGGCATATACACTGACAACGGGCCAGACCTGCGAACGTCTTACCCTATCAATCTAATTCCTGTGCCGAAGCAGTCAGGCATTAGTAACGGGTTCTTGCGCCCTGCTGATGGACTAGTTGCGAATGGCTCGGGGCCTGGCATAGATCGCGGCGGAATCAACTGGCAAGGCGTGTGCTATCGAGTCATGGGAACGAAACTCGTCACGGTGGCCAGCGATGGCGCTGTAACTGAGCTTGGTGACGTTGGTGGGCCAGTTAATTCTCTGGTGACGTTTGACTACAGCTTCGATAGACTCGGCATCGCATCTGGTGGGCGTCTTTACTACTGGAACGGAACAACACTAACGCAGGTTACAGACCCAGATTTAGGAATCGTTTTAGATTTTGCTTGGGTCGATGGCTATTTCATGACCACAGATGGCGAGTTTTTGGTTGTGACGGAGCTATCAGACCCGACGCAGGTTAACCCGTTGAAATACGGCTCGTCTGAGGTTGACCCGGACCCGGTTGTTGCATTGCTTAAAGTGCGCAATGAGGTCTACGCACTCAACAGAAATACCATTGAAGTATTCGATAACGTCGGCGGTGAATTCTTCCCGTTTGAACGCATTGACGGGGCACAAATACAAAAGGGCGTTGTAGGTACGTTTGCCTGCTGCATTTACACTGAATCAGTTGCATTTTTAGGAAGCGGCAGGAATGAGGCTCCTGCAATTTACATAGGCGCAAACGCTCAAGCGCAAAAAATCAGTACACAAGAAATTGATGAAATCCTACTAAGCTACACAGAGACACAACTGTCTGGAGTGAAACTTGAAGCGCGCAACGATAAGAGCCACCAGCACTTATATGTGCATTTGCCGGACAGAACGCTAGTCTATGACGCAGCAGCATCCGAAGCGCTTGGCGATCAAGTGTGGTTTACGCTTACCACCTCAACGGCAGGTTTTAGCCAGTACCGCGCACAAAATTTCGTATGGGCTTATGACAAGTGGATAGTAGGCGATCCGCAGTCAAGCAACGTCGGATACATGACAACCACAACTGGAGAGCATTGGGGCCAGATTGTGCGATGGGAATTCGGAACGTTGATTGTATATAACGACGGAAAAGGCGCGCTATTTAATGAACTTGAGCTAGTAAGTCTTACCGGGCGTGTCGCAGTTGGTGTCGATCCGCAGATCAGCACTAGCTATTCTCTAGACGGCCTCTCATGGAGTCAGGAGCGCTACATTAAAGTCGGCACTAACGGCAACACTAAAAAGCGCTTAGTGTGGTTTCAGCAAGGGCACATGCGCAATTGGCGCATCCAGCGCTTTAGTGGCAACAGCCAGGCGCATTTATCTTTTGCTCGGCTAGAGGCACAGATTGAAGGGCTGGCGTACTAATGGCTACTAATCCACGAATTAAACTAGGATTGACGCGAGATCAACTCGCAACTTTCCTAAAAGACCACGAACAAATTAAGCAATTTGAGAATTTATTCAGAGTCGCCGACACCATTGCGCCTGATGTAGTCAACGAGGTCAGCATAGCGGCAGGTATTGCGCAATCCTCAGCAGAGCAAGCGCTTGGCATGATTGCCAATTTAGCTAACGATGCTGCCGTTAGCGAATCAGTGTCAGACATTAAAGCGACGCAAGCACTAGACCAGATTGCAGTATTGGCGCAGGAATCTGCCGTTAGTGCGGCATCGGCGGAGAATAAAGCAAATCAAGCGCTTGCTCTGTTGGAAAGGTTAACAACCGCAGTTGAGGCGTTGCAAATGGCGCCGCCGCCTCGCGAGTTTAAACGCGCGCGATATGGGCAGTTTTACGACACGACGACACAGATTCCAGCAGCAGCAAATACGCCGTACGCGATAACGTTTAATACGACCGACGTTAGTAATGGGGTTTTTTTGGGGTCGCCAACCTCGCGCATAACTGTAGATACAGAGGGCGTTTATAACTTTTTATTCTCGATCCAAATTGATAAAACAACCGGCGGCACTGGCTTATTTTGGGTCTGGCCGCGCATTAATGGCGTAGACGTTATTGATAGCAACAGCCAGGTCCAAATACAGGGTAACAACGCTGAACAGCTTGTGACGGTAGGTTATTTTTTTGACCTGCACCCAAATGATTATGTGGAGATAATGTTTGCTGTAAATGACACATCGGTCCGACCAGAAGCGTTTCCGGCATCGGCATTTTACCCTTCAATTCCGTCTATCATTCTCACCGTGTCAAACAATATTCAAGGAGTCAGATAAATGACTGTCACTGTAAAAACTTTAATTCCGCCCAAACAGTTGGAAGCAACACAGACAACGCAGTACACTGCAACATCTGCTAAGGCGCTCATTGACAAAGCCACCGTTACGAACACAGACACGGTAAACCGCACGTTTAGCGTTAACATTGTGCAGTCTGGCGGATCAGCGACTAATGCGAATCTCATCATTGATGGTCGAACGGTTGTGCCAGGAGAAACTTATCTTTGTCCTGAGCTAATCGGGCATGAATTGGACCAGGGCGCTTTTATTAGCACAGTCGCAAGCGCAGCAACTGCACTTACCCTGCGCGTGTCTGGGCGCGAGATTACATAAAGGCGACAACATGGAAGGCGCAAAATTACCGAAAATTTTTATCTCTCGCTTTGGTGGACTTCCCGACGAGGAAGAGTTCATCACGGCAGCAGAGAACAAGAAAAACACTAAGACAGTTATTAATGATTGGATGCTAGGGCCGGAGAATCCATCTAATGAGCCGGGAGCCAATAAACCGTATTGGGTGAAGTTGGCCAAGGCAATGCAGGTTGACGAGAAAGAATCTCGTCGTCGTCGCTGCTCCAATTGCGAGTATTACGACAACAGTACAATGACACAGGCCAAGATGGAGCGCATTCCGCAAAACCAGTGGGACGTTAATGCAGGGTTTCGCGGATATTGCAATAAGTTTGATTTCATCTGCCACGACTTGCGCTCTTGCCAAGCATGGGAAGAGCGGGAATTTTATTCGGAAGATTAAGTTTCATTCGCATAATGTTTTATGCGAAAATCAACAAAAAGCTGAGAGGTTTTGGCAACCAGCGGCCTAGAATTGCACAGGAGGGAATTGTGATTTCTTTGTCGCTGGAACATGTAAAAGACTTAAACACGATCGGCGATCTATTCGACGATCCATACATCACGCGCATCGGGCATGATCATCGCGCGGCGTCTGCTATTGACCATCCGAACGTAAAATATCTATCTGCGCGCCTGAATGGTGAGCAGGTGGGCGCGTTCATGATTATCGAATCTGGATTTATTGAAATCGACATTCACGCGCTACTGACAAAACGCGCTCTCCCACATTCAAGAGAATTTGGGAAACTGTGTCTTATGTGGGCATTTGCTCAACAGCACATTCAGCGCGTTACCGCCTATATTATTGACGGACTCAATACAGCTAAAAACTACTGCATGAAATTAGGATTCAAAAACGAGGGCATGCGGCGGGATGCATGCATGAAAAACGGCGAGTTTATCGGCGTTCATATTTTAGGCATGACTAGGCAGGATTGGAGGGCAGCAAAATGAGTTTCATTGGCAATGCAATTGGCAAAGTGGTTGGCGGCATCACTGGGGCTAGGCAACAGGGAAAAGCGGCAGAATCAGCGGCACAAACACAGGCTGCGGCAAGCAATCTGGCAATTGATGAGCAGCGCAGACAGTTTGACGCTTTGACAGAGCTCTTGCGCCCATATGTAGAGGCAGGCACCCCAGCGCTGCAACAACAGCAGGCTTTTTTAGGTTTGCGTGGCGCTCCCGAACAGCAGCAGGCTATTAGCGCGCTAGAGCAAAGCCCATTATTTCAGGCATCTGTTAGACAGGGCGAAGAAGCACTGTTGCAACAAGCCTCAGCGACTGGCGGGCTTAGAGGCGGAAATATACAGGCAGCACTGGCCCAGTTTAGACCAGCCATGCTGCAAGAGCAGATTGATAGGCAGTACAAGAATTTGGCGGGGCTGACTTCTCTCGGACAGCAATCAGCAGCCGGTCAGGGCGTGGCTGGAATGGAAACGGCTGGTGCTATTGGAGATTTGCTAGGCCAAAGGGGCGCGGCTCTGGCTGGTGGGCAGCTTGCGCGTGGCAGTGTTGTTAGACAGTCGTTCAAAGATTTAATGAGCATTGCAGGGATAGCTGCCGGTGCTGGCGCTTTTGGGGGCTTTGGTGGAGCTGGCGCGGGCGCAGGTGGGGCATCACTTGGCGGTGGAATATCGGCCTCGTCAGCAGGTGCCTCATCTTTCGGACGATTCGCATCGGGATTCTAAGGAAAAAAAATGGTACAGCCTATCAATTATTTGGCCAATATGCCGCAGGTTGACATTGGCGAATCGCTTATTCAAGGCTTGCAAGTCGGCGCAACATTCCGGCAAATGCAAGAGCAACAAGCTGCCAAGCAGCAAGCAGAGCAGCGATTGCAGGCATATCGCGGCGAACTGGAAAGCGCATTCTCGCAAGGCACGCCGCAGGCATTCTCTCGATTGATGACTCTATTTCCTGAGCATCAAGCAGCTATCAAACCGCAATTCGAGCAACTAAGCAAGGAGCGCCAGCAAGCGGAGATTTCATCGGCTTTACCGGTTGCTAGCGCTTTGCTATCTAACAATCCAAAGGTGGCAAAAGACCTAATTGAGCAGCGCATTAGAGCCACGCCAGAAGGTGAGGATGTTAGCGGATTGCAGGCTATTTCTTCGCTTGTTGATTCCGACCCGCAAACTGCGCGCAATTACGCGCTGATGAGCTTGTCGCAAATTATGTCTCCGGATAAATTTGCAGAGACATTCGGCAAACTATCAGAGGCGGGGCGCGCTGAGGCGATGGCACCCTCTCAACTAACAGAGTCGCAGGCAAAGGCAACCACTGCCGCAGCAAAGGCAAAATTTGCCGAGTCTGAAGCCGCGCTTGACCTGCAGAAGAAGGGATGGGATATCAAAAAAATTCAATCTGATATGGCTATTGCAAATCAAAATGCGGCGATTGCAGCTGCTAATGTGCAGATTGGAAAAACGACTAATGAACTAAAGCGTCAAGAGCTTGAGCTCAAAGTTGACGAGATGAAGCAGAAGCGTGATTCAACGGTACGCGAGAAAGTAGCAGACGTTGAGGCGGCTAAGTTTAATATCGACAATATGCTAAACACATCGCAACGTATTCTAAAGAATCCGAAATTAAATAGTGTGATTGGCACTATTCAAGGGCGCGTTCCTGTTGTTTTGAGTGATGAGGCGCAAGACGCGGTTGCATTAATTGAGACGTTAGGAAGCCAGGCATTCTTATCTCAAATTCCAAACGTAAAAGGCATGGGGCAACTGTCTAATGCTGAAGGCGAAAAGCTGCAAAACGCATTACAGAACTTAGGCCGCGTTCAGTCAGAAAAGCAATTTAAAGAAAATTTGGGTGAGGTTGATCGCCTACTGAACAAGGCGCGCAAAAATATCTCGATGCGTTATGGAGTGCCTGATTCCTCGCCGGATATTCCTGCGGCTAATACCGCCACAGTTGGCGGCAAAACATATGCTCGACCGGCCAATTTCACCGACGCGCAATGGGCCGAGTACAAACAGTCTATGGGGGTCAAATGAGTCCTGAACAGTGGCTAGCGTCTCAGAATAAGCAATCGGCCCCAATATCGCCTGAGCAGTGGGCAGCATCGCAGAAGGAGCCAGAAACGACGCTAACGGGCCTTTCTGGTGCTGCCACTCGTGGTCTAGCACTGCCAGCGGCAGGCGCGGCATTAGGCGCACTTGCAGGCGCTCCAATTGGTGGCGTTGGGGCGATACCTGGGGCGATCGCTGGCGCTGGTGCTGCCACGCTGGCACAGGTTGTTGGCGATCCAATCGTGAGCAGCATCAACAGCATTTTCGGTACTAAGTACACATTGCCAACCGATGCAATGGAGGATCTGCTAACACGCGTTGGCGTGGCAGAACCGCGCACGGCAGCAGAGCGAATTGTGCAGACTACAGCGGCAGGAGCAGCAGGCGCGGGCGGAATTGCGGCGGCTGGTCGTGCAGTACAAACTGCGGCAGGAGCGGCTGCACCCGTGACTCGTGAGGTCGGGCGCATGGTGGCATCGCAGCCAGTCTTGCAAGTGGCTGGCGGCGCTGGCGCAGGATTGGCAGGACAAGCAGCACAAGAGGCTGGAGCAGGAACTGTCGGGCAAATTGCGGCAACAATTGGCGGGGCAATGGCACCGGTTGGAATTGCGGCGGTTCCCGGTGTCGTTCGTGGCGTTAGGGCAGCGACCCGCAGGCAGCCAGCAGCAGCCGCGCAGCCGCAACGAGTTGAACCGACAATGCAGCCAATGCCTGAGCAGCCAACAGCGCCGCCAGCCGCACAGGCGGCTCCAGAACAACAAGTGGCACAAACAGCCGCGCAGGCGACTCCAGAGCAGCCAGCAGCTCAAGCAACAACAGAGGCATTTGAAGAGGTTGGCAGCCTAGTGCGCAAGGCGTCAGGGAGTGGGCCAGGCTCGGCAACGGCAAAAGCAAAGCTGGCCGACATTGCACAGGTAAACACGGATGCGCGCGAGGCGGCGGAGCGTCTTGGAATGGATCTTCCCTTCGACGTTTTCAGCGACAACCCGCAAGTGCGCGCAGCCGTTGGGCTAACGCGCTCTTTGGCTGGCGGCGAGGCCGAGGCGGCCTGGGTCAACACCGTCAGAAACGCTATTACGAAGGCTGATGAGGTTGTGCAGAAGTTTGATGCTGCCTTCATTGAAGGTAGGCCAGCACCGGGGGCAACATCACAGCGCATTCTAGACAGTCTCAAAGGCACTCAGGCTCAACTAGGCAAAGACGCCAGCGCGATCTATCAGCGCGTCGATGAGTCAATTCCAAAATCCTCTACAGTTCAGTTCCCGCGCTTAACGCAAACGCTAGATGAGGTACTAGCGGAGGTTGGCGAAAAAGGCATGACCGCGCAAGAGAAAAAGCTGTATGAACTGGCCACAGATCCAAATGCTACTTATGGCCGTCTACTGCGCGAGAAAAACCTAGTCGGGCAAGCGGTTGCGGGCAGAGATTCACCTTATGGGAATATGGATGCAGCATCTCTCAAGCGTCTTTATTCTGCATTGGCAGAGGATCAACTAGAGAATGTGGGCGCTATTGGAGGAGATGCACTGCGGCAGGAGCTGCGTGCCGCAAACCTGCTAACGGCCAAGAAAAAGGCGCTTGAGAACCGCATTGTCGGCGCGTTCGGCAAAGAGGTCGACGGCAGCGTGGCCACCCTCATGCAATCGGCTATTAAGTCGGCATCTAAAGGCGACGCAGCACAGTTTAATAAGCTGATGAAGGTCGTTCCTGCTGAACTCCGAAAAGAGACGATCGCAACTGCATTGGCATCCGTATCTAGTTCAGCAAGAGCAGGGCAAGAAGGCGCGTTCGGTTTTGCTGAGTTTGCAAAAACTTACCGTGGCCTACGCGCCAATCCTCCAGTTTATAAGCAGTTAATAGAGACTCTAGGAAAAGATGCAGAGCCAGTGCTACGCGACTTGTTCGAGATTTCGCGCAGGATCACAGACGCTCGCGCACAAGTGCTTACGACTGGGAAAGCTAATCAGGCTTTGGTGGAGTCTTTAAAAGCTGAAGGTCTAATCGGCAAAGTGATGCAAAGTACAATGACGCAACGCGCAGTAACTGGAGCAGTAAGCATGATGCCGGGAGGTGGATTGATTGCGCCGGATATTGTTAAGCATATGTCTAGGGGCAACGCAGATGCAGTTAAGGCAGCGGGTAAGTTATTCGCAAGCGACGATTTTCAAAAGCTGGCCATTGAAACGGCCACAAAAGCCGAGCCAAGTGCGGCAACTGTGCGACGAGCAGCAGCAAGCCAGGCTTTTAATGATTTCGCAAAAGCCGCAAAACTGCCACAATCCATAGATGCGCGCGTGCAGTGGCTGCAATCAGCCGTGCAGGCTGGCCGACAAATCGAACAGGAACAGGAGCAAGAATAAATGTCCTCAATCAGCATTAAACAAACCTACCCAATTTTTACTGAAACAGATGGACAGCCATTAGAAAACGGCTATATCTGGATCGGGACCGCCAACCTAGATCCGCAAACCAATCCTGTTGCGGTTTATTGGGACGCTGCTTTAACTATCCCTGCCGCACAGCCAATTAGAACACTGGGCGGATATTTATCGAGGAATGGAAGTCCGGCTAATATTTACGTTGCGCAGGAATACTCTATCCGAGTGATGAATAAAAATGGCACGACTATTTATTCAGCGCCAAACGGCTCTACGGATAGATTCTCATCGTCTCAGATTTCTTATCTTCCGGCAGGCACTGGAGCGGTTGCTACGACTGTGCAGACCAAGTTGCGGGAGAGCGTTTCGGTAAAGAATTTTGGTGCTGTTGGGGATGGGGTAACGGATGATACAGCGGCGATTCAGGCGTTTTTCAACTCTATAGCGACGCATGGATTTATTGGCGACTTGGGAGACAATGATACTTATCGTTTTTCACTAATTACTATTCCTGCTGGCGTAAAACTTAGAGGAAAGTCAGTTCTTCGTCATGATGGCTCAGCTACTTCAACGACGCCAGTAATTGTTCTTGGCGACCTGGATGCGAATGTCCTACATATCACGACACCGGGCAATGATTCTTCTTTTAATGTTTTAGAGATTAATGGTTCAGACGTTCATATTTGTCGTTTAATTGTGGAATCTGACTCTGAGCGTATTGGAACTGGCGGTGTCGTCCTTTCCGGTGATCGATGCCGTATTGATTTTTTTAAGACAGTCAATATTGCTAGACCATTTCAAGCAAGCAGAACAGCACCATCTTCTGCGCAAACAGATATTTACATTGGCGAAGTGAATATTGAGCGATACATTAGAGGAGTAAATTTTAACAATTGTGAAAATTTTATGGTTGGGTCTGTGTATATGCGAGGTCGTGACAGCCGCGCATCATTAAGTCCCGGCCATAACGGAATACTAATTCAGACCTGCCGTGATTTTGAATTTGGGGATGTTGTAATCGAAAATTCCGCAGAGCATGCTGTTCGCATTGGCGGAAGTATTTCTTGGGGTGGCAATACATCTAGATTTAAATTTGGAATAATAAAAGTTCGCCGATCTGGAGGATGCGGTCTGAAAATTTCACCAAGTGCTGGAGAGGTTTGTTCATCTGGTGTTGTTGGCGGTGTTTTTGGAATTGACGTCGGAGAGGCAACCGTATTTTCAAATGCTGAATTAGTAAGACTCACTAACTTTGAGGATATACGAATTAATTTTATTAAGGCGAGCGGGATAGATTTTTCTACTTCTTGTACAAGGGCGCTTTACTTAAACAGCGGCAGCAATTTATATGTCGGCGCTGTAGATGCTCAGATGTGCAATGCTCGAATTATTCACATACATGATAGTTTGGATTCTGGAACAGGAAATGTTTTCAATATTTATATTAACAATGTTTCTGGAAGCGTAAATTCAGCGACGTCTGCGTTTGAAATTAATTACAGTGCAGCAGGAAGAACGATTGGAAATGTTTTTTTTAAAAACATTGACGTAACCGGCTTTGTTAATCGCCTTTTATCAACTAATTCTCCTGTTACGTTTTCTGGTGTTATCGCTTTGCAAGGAAGAATTACAGGGAGCGTTAATGTATTAACGGATGCTGCTCAGAACACTAATTATCAGTTTGATATTAGTTTTAATGAACGTCGATTTATTGGGAGTTCTGGCGCAACCATCCCGTTTTATGGGATGACATTGCTTTCTTATCAATTTAATCCTGCAAGCGGATTATCTTATTTTGGTGACTATCAAGCGCTTGCAATTTCTGCCACTCCAAGCATTGGTGGATACGGAGGTTCTTATACTTTTTCTAGGTTAGGCTCTACGAGAAGGGCGGCAGCTATAGCTGCAAAGCAAATTACAACAGATGAAAAAGAGGTTGGTTTGGCTTTTTTTGTTCAGGATAACAGCACAACCGCAAATGAGGCGGTACAAGAAAAGATGGTATTAAAACATAACGGAGTTTTGCAATTAAATTCGCTTCCAACTTATGCCAATAATGCTGACGCATTAACCGGAGGATTGGATGTCGGAGACATGTACAAGACAGCGCCTGGAGAGTTAAGAATTGTTATTTAAACACTGTATAGTCGTCCAATAGTGTCACACTCGCCGCAGGTGCGTATTTCAACGCACTTGCATCTGCGGCAACTAACATTTACATTACCAACAATTTTATCAACTCAATTCTAGGGTATGCTGACATGGCTGATGAACGAGACTTCGGGATAGAT